GCAATTCGGATTGATTCAAAAGACGATAGCGGCTTCAATAACTTCTCCTGGTTATAAGAAGGATTGAATCCGGGTATAAGACGTGACTGTGCTTGAGCAGTATCTATCTCTTTAGCACTAATCTTAGCAAAAGGAATAAGGTCCTTTTGACCTTTACACACAAACGAGATAAACTCCGTAAATGATGGATCGTCGACACAGTTTTCGAGTATCATAAATTGACGAACACAAAACATGCGCGAATCCCAAACAGCCGGTTTGTGAAACTTTTCGGGATTTAAGGAACTATTCAAAGCTCTTATTGTTGGATAGTATCCTCCCAATATCATTGAAGATTCTCTACTATAGAATCCCCTACGGAAATAACGCTGTAGGAAAGAGAAGCTATCTGCCTCATCAGATTGTTTCTCTTCTTTTGCTGGTAATCCAAATGTTGCCATATAGTCAACAAAGAACTCCGCCGGTTCGCCCGTTTCATTGAGCCAATAAAAGTCGTCGCCTATTCCTTGTCCTCTACATTTTAGACAATACGCCATAAACATCTGCAGAACTGTTTCACCTAACTGTGTCCACCCAGATCCAGATGAATAGCCATGCAAGCCAGTCGTAATTGAATTACGCCCCACTAAGAGAGGGATTTCATTAACATGTGACATGCAGTGGTATAAATCATCCCATTCACTTTCTTGAAACAACCATTTTACGATTTCGAATACAAGTCTAGTCTGTGCTAGACGCATGTGTGCGTCCATCGCAGTTGTATCTCCACCAAAGATACGCCCTGAGCCCCACTGTGCAGTAGCTATCTTCTTGACTGTTTCAAATCCGTTCCACGGAGAGACATATTCGCGAACCCATATGGTTGGAGAAAGGCGAATAGTTTCTTGAATTAATTGAGTAAACTGTGCCTCAAGTAAATTCATAGACATCGGGAACATCCATACTCCACGCAATTTTCCGTTATACTGTCTAAACAGAGCTATTGCGGGCCATTCATATGCTTTACCAGATAAAGCATCTTGAATACTTTGTTCTTTTACTTTCTCTCTTCTTGTGAAGAGCGGCATTCCTGAATTAGTAGATAGCGTATCTCTCTCACGCATATCATCTACTACAGATTCGATGCTCAAACGTCGTTTCGTCCTTAAACGACTGCCAAATAATTCTTTAGCAAAGGACTGAGTTAGAGGAAAATATTCCT